CCATCCACACATATTCAGATAATAACAATTCTTCAAACCAAGCATTGGCATATTCAGGATAATAACCTGATGATAAAGAGTGTGATACCTGTCCTTGTTTATCAACTGTTGCTATAGGATGAACCAGATTAGAATAAGTACCTGTTGTACTAATTATATTTCTTTGATAATTAGTTGATTTTACTCTTGTTCTATTAACTTCTTTTAAGAAAAACCATAGCTCCTGTAATGCTCCATATCTATTTATAAATATAACCTTTCTACCTTCTCCATATTTAGTACAATCTATTCTCTTAAAAGTAACTGTCGTGGTTTCTATTGTATCTGAAGTATCTGCATCTGTAAAGTCTTGAGTTTGTATTGCACCATTTGAATCAGTATATTGAACAGCTCCCTCAGCACCTGTAGGAACGAACACCTCATAAGTATCTGGACTTGTTGCATAATTAGGAGTAAATAATACTGTTCTAGTACCAACTGTTGGATTAGATCCTTGATTAAAAGTACCATACCCATCTAAACCTATATGGGCTACTGTATCAGTACTGCCTATTTGAGTACCTTCAGCATTTGCTTGAGGATAAAATTTTATAGCTCTTGATATTGTGATTGAATTTAATGGATAATCAGGAGGAGATAGCTTAACTGCTGGAGTTAAATAATCTCTACATAATTCAGCTATCTCAAATAATACAGGGCTACCTGCTGTACAATCTTTAATAATAGTATATCTTAATGTACTATCTATAGTAAGCTCTAGCTTAGCTGAAACTGCTCCTGATGGAGCTGTTAGTGTTTCATATCTTGGACTTCTTAAAAGTATTGTAGCCATATCTTATTTTTTTATACCTAGTATTACTTGTTTCTCAGTATCTAACAAAAAAGCATTTAGAAATTCATCTCCAAATCTTTGAATACCTTTATCAAAAGGATTAGAAAAAAACATAGTAGCTCTTAATCCATTTCTCCATATACTGTTTACTATTATATATCTCATAGATTGATAACTCATAAATCTTCCTTTCTTATCTCTAAATTGAAATTTCTTTAACTTTATCCAATTTTCAATACCTGTTGTAAGCCCTCCTTTTGGCCCAGATCCTGATCCAAATTTAAAAGGGCTACCTGCTGTATTCTGATCTGCATAATGTCCTTGAGTACCTCTCACACCCTTATCCTGGAATACTCCATAATCTTCCATATCAAAATAAACATAAAATCCTTCAGGCCTTACATCTATTTTAGGTTTTATAGAATTATATAGCTTACCTGATGCTCTCTTACCTTTTTTACTAAGATTAGATTTAGCCTGTTGTACTACATATTTAGCAAACTTATTTACTACTATTTCTAATTCAGCTAGTTTCATAATTTATAATTAATTCCAACACTACTATTCAAAATCTCACTATCCCAAAATTTAACATATTCTCCTTCAAAAAATAAGGATAATGTTTTGCTAATTTTCCATCCAAATATTAAACCTCCCTGATAATCACTCCATTGATCCCCAGATCCTTCAGAGTGCATCTGATTATGTCCTTGTAATCCCCATCCATTTCTATGCAAATAAGAGAAATCTTCATTGCCTTTTATATAATGATGATAAGGTAAAATCCAATTAGCGTAAGCGTGTAACCAAAACTTAGATCTATAATGATAGAAATCTGCTCCTACTATTGGAGCTACCTCCATAAATGGATCTAACTCTGCCCATTTCTCCTTATTAAATCTATTCATTAGATCTCCAAATACTCTATCTCTAAAATCTCTATCTCCATAGGCTACTATTTCTCCATCAGGATCTCTCCATATCCAATCATAGAAAACATCTCCTGTACTATAATCAGTATAAGATGTATAGTGATCAGTATATCCATATTCAAAGCCTAGAGTGTACCAATGGTTTTCTGGATTACCTTGATCATCTAATTCATTTAACCAAAGCTCTATTGGATTGTATCCATAGGCTTTTTGATGAGATCTAGCAATAGCTCCAACAGATATACTTAGTTTTTTCCCTATTGGCAGTTTAAATCTTACCTCAGCAGATTGATATTCAAAATCTACATTGCCCTGCTTTCTTTGTTCTATTTTAACGATATGATATTTACCTGTATGTCTTAAAAAGTATCTTGAATTTTCAAACTCTTGAGATCTTTCTCTTTCTTTTTCAAAGTGGAATAAATACTCAAACCCTTTTACTGCTCCTGTAGGGGCTGATATACCTACCATATTTTCAGATCCATCTATATAGTTTTGTTTAACCTCATAATCATATCTAGCTAATCTTCTTATACCAAATCCTAATCTATAATCAAAAGGATGATATAGAGTTTCATCTATAACTTCTGGAACTGCATATAAATCATCAGGATTAGTTCTTATAAAATAATCAGGATATTTACTTTCATAGGCCTCCTTAATATCTCCAGCTACATAAATAGTAGAATACTTAAACACCTCATCATATATTTTCTTAAATACTTGGCCATTAACATTTGTTGTTAATAATATTAATAATATTGTTATTAGTTTTTTCATAATCAAAATTTGTCCTCTATTAGTTTGTCTATATGTTTGTTAATTACTTCTATGCAATTTTCAGGAAGTTTAAGATCAATACCACTTTCTACTCTTGTTATTTCTTTACCATTATGATACAGTATTATAGTAGGTAAATACTTAATCTTTTCTTCTCTAAATATTATTCCTTTATCCTCCATTTTAAAATAGTATATATTATATACTTTAAAAGGAGTTAATTTTATTTCAGAATCTTTTACGAATCCTGCTGAGAATTGTACTATACTAATATCATCTTTAAAATCTTGACTATAAGAATAGCCACTAATTAAGATTGATATTATAAGTATTATTTTTTTCATTTTAGTTTCTACTTATTTCATATAATCTATCATCTATTTTCTGCAAGTTTTCTTTTATCTCATTTATATCTTTTGATAATACATCTTGTTTCTCTTCTAATCTTTTAACTGTTTCTCTTACTAGCTCATCTTTATATTGGAACTCTATAGGATTAACTGAGTTTTTTTTAAGCTCTTCTACATTAGTAGAATTTTGAGCTACTGAGGAGGATAATGTAAAGTAAGTAGTAGCTAGAGATATTGCAAAGAATATTATTACTCCAATAGTTTTAAGTTCAAGCGTTAGTTTTGAGTTTTCTGAAACATTCATTTAGCAAATAGTTATATCGTTATAAATAGTAATATCCATTGTAGCTGTAAATCCAGCTAATTGATTTTCAAACCTATCATAAAAAGGTTCTAGAGTTGGATCTGAATCTAACTGATATTGCTCAGTATGTAATGATCCTCTTCTTAATAATTGTATTAGTTTATTTAATACTCCTAATTGAGTATTTAGTATATCTTGAAGATTATTATTTCCTGTAAATATATCTACAGGTAAATCTTTAGATTCATTTACAATATCCATAGCAAGTACACTAACATTAAAGCTCAGAGTTTGTTCTCCTACTACTACACTATTTACTATAATATGAGCCATAGGAAACATATCTTGCTTTCTTAAATTAACATCTGATATATCTCCTGTAGTAACAGTATTAATACTTTGATCTTTAAGGAGCTGCTCCTTTAAAGTATTTGTTATTTGGTAAAATCCTCTTATTCCCTGATTACTCATTTAATTTTCTTTTTAATTTCTTGTGCCTCCAACTCATTTTTATCCTTCATATAAGATAACCAGGTAAAACATTTATGAACATTTAATTTAGTGATATGTTCAATTTTTGTAATGTCTGATCCACATAATGCCCAAATTGACTGATACCATCCCCATTTTTTTCCAAAGTTAGATACTGCTGATAAATCTCCATCTGATCCCCCTCCTCCAAAGATTTCAGGATATGATTTGATAAATCCAGACCTAGTTTCATCAAAAAAAAAATTGATGAAGTAACAGCACTCATAGGCATATCTAATAAATTCTTATCATTCTCTACAGTATATTCATCAATAGCATACTTATCTCCTACGCTTGTAAGGATGGGCCTGTATAGTACATTCATTGCTTTTTCAATATTATCCCAATCTCCAATATATGTATCTAGATCTATATACTCTCCTAGTGTCATATCATCTAACGAAGGATGGAAACCATATTGAGTTTCTCCTAGTTTAAATTTTCTAACTAAAGAAGGCTTATCATTAAAGGTTTTATCTAATATGGAGGCTACCTCTTCTGAATCTTTATACTTCATTCTATATACTTCTTTTAATGATACCTTACAAAAGATCTCAAGCATTTTAGCTCTTATAAATTTAGGATCATCATTGTTTTCCTGGATCTTTAAAAAGTGTTTATAATCTCTTAGAGAAACATCATCCATACTTCCAGGAATATCTAATTTTATTTTCATACTATTATAACGAATTTAATTGAACATTTTATTTAAAAAAAAAAGTAGGCTAAAGATACATAAACCACTCAGAAATTGTACCTCTGCCTACTAACCAAACAAACTAACCTAAACAAACTATGAATAAGTGGTTTAGAAATTTTGCTTATAATCTTTTAATAGTTTTTCATATTTATCTTTTAGTTCTCTTAGATCTAGCTGGGCCTGATTAGCTCTTTGTCTATAATCACTTATAGCCTCTTTATGGAAAGCTATATCTCTTTGGATCTCTACTACATAAAGGGTAACCTCTAATAAGTTCTGATCAAAACTTTTAAGCTCTTTATTATTAGGCTTTAGCTTTCTCCATTTTTTAACCAGGCTTGAGCAGAGCTGCATATTATTATAATACTCAAGATCCTTTAAGTTCGTTACTTTGTCTATTGGCATACTTAAAGTTAATAAATTTTATCCATAGTAGATAACCATAGTTATCCAATATAGAAAAAAGATGGAGAGAACAAACAAGAACTCTCCAATCATTTTTGATATAAATTTAATCTTTTTCATAAAACACTTCATCTAATACTGTTATATTATTCCAATTAGTGAGGGCATAATTAATAAAATTATCAATATGCTTTTTATCTTTGAACTCTCTATTTACATAAACAGGCCTAGCCTGGTTATTCATAAATTTAACTGTAGCTTTTATTGCCATTATATAAATTCTTTATAAAGTTCTAAATTCTTCTGAAATACATTATCTACTTTTGTTTTTTCAGTATCAATATATTCTCCTTCTGCATTTACTAATTTAATAAATCTTAAGGCATTTGTTTTTCTGCTAAATCTTATCTGATTAGTACAAATTTTTCTAGGTTCAAAATCCATTTCATCATTCCATTCAGGAGAAATAAATTTATATTCTACATAATGACAAGCTCTATTAGAATAACTTAATTTAGCATCAAAGATCTCAGTAGTTTCCTGATTGCTAATATATACTAAAGGATTATCCCCTCTAGTTGAGTATTTCATTTTATTATAAACATCAATTATTTTCATTTGTTTGGTTTTAAATTAGAGGCCTTTTAATTTGTCTTAGAGTAGCTACGACCTTTTTGCAGCATTTTGCTATTTAAGGATAACTCCTTTGTTGCCTCGTTAGGTATCTTGCTTTGACCTTTGCTCACTCAACCGATCCGATATTAAATGGGATCTGACTTTAACAACACCATAAAGATATAATTAAATATTGGATATATCAACAAAAAACTTGAAAACTTTTAATTTATTATGTATCTACCTCTATTGGGATTTTTTAATTCCATCATTAAAGCATACCTACAAGCATCAATACAATCAGGATGAAGGCCTGTAGGTTTCTGGAGGTTATTGCCTTCTTTATCTTTATCCCATACATATCCTTGTAGCTCTCTTATTAGATTCTTAGATCTTGAAGTAATATAGATCTCATTTTGGTTTATTAGGTTAAGACCATATACAACTGAATCTCTACCCTTAGTAACAGGAAATACTTTATGCCCATAGTTTCTCAGCTCCTGGATAGATTTAGGTTCAGCTGAATCAGCATATATATTATAGCTTATATTGTTTTGTCTAATGAAATAACTTAGATCTCTATTTAACATTCCTTTACGATATAGGATCTCATCAAAGATATAAGCATCATTCCATTTGTAGAGGTTTATAATAACAGAAGGATCTACAGAATAGCCTAGATCTAATCCAGCACAAAGTATTCTAGCATCAGTTGGTATTTTATCTATTGATTTCCAATCAGGAATACAAGCTCCTTCTAAACTGCCTATCTCTCCAAGTCCATATACCCTCCACCAATTAGCCCAATATGTAGAAGTATTAGCTTTATCCTTAGCCTTCTCTATTTCTCTTACTATTGATTCAGGGAGGCTATCATTATCTTTATAAGTAAGGGTAAGGAAATCTGTATCTTCTTGGCCTATTAATTCTTTATCTACCCAGAATAAATTAGTTGGATTATAATCTAACCAAATATTATTAGATGTTCTTATAGCTAATTGCTGATAACTATCAAAGTTTACATTGTTACACTCATTTAAGAATAGATCAGATCTCCTAGCTCCTCTTAGTTTATCAGGCTGATCTGTACTAAAGAACTCTAAGTAACTACTATTATGAAATTCGTATTTTAAGGTACTTCTATTGTACTTTCTCTCATCATATCTATTCAAGGCTTTAAGGATGTTTAGAAAGTCCTTTAAAGCTCCTCTACGAAGATGAGGCACACTCTCAGATACCACACTAATCTCAGATCCTGGATTCCTTATTGCATAGTCAATTAATATAAGAAGTATTGCTATTGTTTTACCTGCTGAAGATCCTCCCCTAATTATCTTTATTCTCTTATCTAGATTTCTTAGTTTATCTAATGCTAAGGTTTTTTGTATTTGCATCAATCAATAAATATAGGCAGATCTTCGTTTATATGTATGTCCTTAGTTTCTTTGGGCCTACCTGCATAATAATTATAAAAGAGCTGAACATACTTATAATCTCCTTTTTTTAATCCTGCCTCTAATGCTTCAAATGCTAAAGGTTCTAAAGGAGTTAATTTCTCTATTAGATTTAGCTCTTCTGATTTAGGTTTTCTACCAGCTCCTTTTCTTTTGCCTCCTCTATTTTCTACTTTCATATTTTGAAAAACTTTGATTAATCAAAAATATAACGAAATTAATTAAGTATTTTACAAACCACAATAGCCAGAATCACATTCGTTAAAATCATCTTCAAATAACATTCTTTGTTTAAACATTTTTTTTATGCTTTCGTAAGTAACTCCATTTTTAAATGTTCTTGCTCCATATCCATCTTTTTCTGCATTTATAAACCAATCAAATTTGTTTGGATGTTTTTCTGACATTAGCTTTAGTAGTGCAGCATTTCTATGAAAACAACCTATGCAATTATTCATATATGCAAACCTTACTGGCTTACCTCTCCAGAAGTTTTCAATATCATCTTTCCATATTTGATCTTTGATTAAAGGAAATTCAGGTTTTTGCCATTCTATATCTGCCCATTTGTTTTGATTTGTTTTGCCTCCTCTTTTTCCAACTATAGTTTTGTGTTCTAAAAAACCTTTCTCATTAGTTCTGCCAAGCATTGATTTAGCTCTCCTTTGTTCGTTTACTCTATATCCTATTCTAGTAGTAATTGGTTTTCCTATTTCTTTTTGCCACCACTCAAAAATTGGTTTTAATTTCATTTCAGTTGTACAAAATCTTTGTGTTACATTTGGTAAATATTTTTTATCCCCCCTCCCAATTATTTCATCAAAAGTTTTTCCTGTTACCCAAGTAATCTTTCTTCCTATATATTGTTCTAAATCTAATATTGTATGTATAATAACATCATCTTCTAATGTTCCTATAAATTCTGTTCCTATTTTATCAGAAACAATTTGCCTAAGTTTTTTATCTGGATACAAACACTTGGGATCATCAGTTCTAACTAATGAAAACACATCATAATCAGCAGAATAATTGGCTGCTATATATGCTGAGGTTTTACCTCCACTAATAGAGTTTACTGTTTTCATCTATCATATCCTTCTTCATTTTGTTCTAATTCTTTTTCTAAGTTGGCTAAGGATCTCCAACAGATTTTAGCACTATGCCTAACTCCATCAGTATCTATTTTACCTGCTTCAAATAAATGCCTAGTAAGAGCATCTAATTCATCTGTACTTTTAGATCTATCCCAATGTAGAGGTTTATCTGGATGATGCTGTTGATTTCCTATATATGAAACCTTAGCTACTTCAGCTAGAGCTTTAGGAAAGTATTTTATTAATCCTGTATATATAGGTATTTGTTTTCTTTTGTCTTTATTCTTTTCCATTATAAAACCTTTTCTTTCCAGGCCCATTCTCTCTGCATCAGATCTATTTTTTCTTTTACTTGAGGTTTTTTACTTTCAGGGATATTAGCAACTAATTTTACTAAAGGATCTTCTAATTTCTTTTTTAGATTATTACATTTAGTTTCTAACATATCTACCTTATTTATTTCATCCTGATCCTCCTCCATAAAATCAAACTCATTTAAGATCTTAATTATATTTTCATTTGTTTTATATATGTACCATTTCTTATAACTGTTTATTAGAGTAGCGTGATTTACAGCCCAGCCTTGAGAAGTGTAAAACTTCTCCATTTTTTGCCATCTCATTTTCAATTTTTCTCTAAGTATATAACATAGTAATCCTCTATGCTCTATTACATTTCTTTTTCTAGTTTTTTCAAAAAGATTTATTCCTGATATTTCAGTAATTTTATTTGCTATATCTATTGCTTTCATATTCTTAATTTTAGTAAGTGATAACATTCTGAGTATTTTTCTTTGGCTTTACTTTTATATTCTTGTTTAAATAACTCATATAATTTCCTAGTATATTGGTATTTTGTTTTGCACCCTTTATAATATTTCTCTGCAAATTTAACTCCTTTACCTTTAAAGTAATTAACATTATCAGCAGAATCTCCAATAACACATTGAGAATAAAAATTATATAAAGCCTGATCTTCTGTTATATCATATATTTCTTTTTTTACATAATTATATATCATTGCTGGAAATTGTTTATAATCTTTATCTATTGATACTATTAAAACCTGATCTCTACCAACTTCATTTTTTATTCTATTCCAATTCTCAGCTACAAGATCATCTGTTTCTAATCCTCTTGTATATATACTATTATATGTTTTCTTTACAAAGTTATGTAGCTCATATAATAAAGGAGGTTTTTCTTGTTTCTTTCTATTTGCTTTATAAGTAGGAGTGATCATCTTTCTGAAATTTCCTGAAGATCCTGAGAATGTTAAAATGTTTTG